ATCAGATTCATACAACCATTTTAAGCGGTTCATACAATGATTTAAGCCCTATCTAGACAATCTAAACGATAGTAACCATAGTGTAAACATGATGGCGCCATATTAAGTCAAAGTAAACAGCAAGGCGTCATATCATGACAAAGTAATGTCAAGAAAATATGAGGTCAAAGAAATATAACCCTCCGAAGAGGGTCGATATTCTTACTTTTTAGCAGCTTTAGCTAATTTCTTAGCTTCTCTGATAGCTTTAGCCTCAGCAAGAGCCTTAGCATCCTCGTCTTCATCTTCATCCTCTTCTTCAAGAGCTTCAGATTCTTCACGAGTTAGCATATCAGCTTTCAATGCTTTCAACACTTCAGCAGAATGATCTGCAGGTGCTTCAACATCATCAAACATACTAAGCAAGTTAGTATAATCTGATGCTCCAGCTAATGATAGCTTAATTCTAGCCTCACCAACATCATTTGTAGCAAGTACAAATTCTGCATTAATCAATTGATCTCTGGTAAGGACATCATCCTCTTCAACTGTTTCAGCTGATTTCTTACCAAAATAGACATTCGTAGATGCTCCACGTTTATCCAATACTGTAACAAACTTGTAACCTGTAGTGTTCTCACGAACCTTACTAATGTTTGCAATAATACCTGCTACAATTGCAGATTTAACACTTGCTGATTTCATTACTTGTGCTTCCATGATCTGTTCCTAGCGTTCCGTCTAGGTCGGGTTCTTATAAGTGTGAGGCTGATACATCGCATCTACACACCTGATTAATAAATATGCATAATAATAAGCAATTACTGGCTCGCACGTGCACTACCACACGATCTTGAGCCATTATGTAATCACTATACTAAGGCTTGCACTCCTTAGCTACAATACAACGTTGAGATCGTTTGTCTACATTGACGACTCTGACTTATGTATGTGGATGATTAGGTCACAACTCCGTGCTTGTTTATACTGCCATACAACAGTTGCCTAGCTACCTTAGTAGCCAACATTTCATTCTATCTCAGGACACGAGATAACTATAGTGTGTTTTACTGCCTTAGGATACACACATCCTGAGCTGACCAAGCATAGCTCAAATTCACCATTAGCGAATTATCTTGCAGTCAAGGAATACATTATCAATGTTCTAGAAACACTGACGGGTATATCCCAAAACTTGAAAAGAGTCCGGGTATGATGTTGGGTTAGTTAACGATCTCGACAATAATAAATTTTAAAAAATTTTCCAAAAAAAAAATTATTAAAGTAATCACTTAATTTAACCTATCTTATTTGAATGATTTATATCATTTCTATATCAATATACCAGACATATGTATAACGTGTCTTAAATCGAATAAAAAGTGCCTTAAATTAGATTTTAACAATATATCTTCACTGTTTAAAACACACGAACCACTTTAAAGGTTTTAAGTGTTTGAATGGTTTAATACAATTTCTGCTAAGAAAGAAAGGTCTTAACAATCTAAAGAAAGAATATATATAATATATTCTTCCTATTACGCGCACACACGTACCTATAACAGTATACACCTAAAATAAGTATTTCTTTTAGATGTTTACTTAAAATATAAAAGTTTTTTGAAAATAATTGGTAAAAAATTAGGTTTTTAAATATTTTTTGATTATCTTTGTATAAAATAATTCAAATGACAGGTATATATTATATTACAAATAAGATTAACAACAAAAGATATATTGGTTCATCTATAGATGTTCAGAAAAGATTATCTACTCATTTCAGTAGACTTAGAAATAATAATCATCCAAATAAATATTTACAATCTGCGGTTATCAAATACGGTTTAGATAACTTTGAGGGAAGACTTATTGAAGAATGTGAAGTTGAAGATTTATTAACAGTAGAACAAGATCACATAAACAATTATTTTCCAGATCAATTATATAACTTAACATTTATAACAGGGGCTGGAGGCTATGATATTTTAAGTAAACAATGTTATCTGCTTGACTTAAAAGGAAATATTAAATCAGAGTTTAATTCAATCATGGATTGTTCTAGAGCACTTGACATTAAATTTTCAACTAATAGATTATTAAATCAAGATTCAATTATCAATAAAAAATATAGATTGGTTACTAAAGAGTTTTATAATGGAAATTTAAAAGAAATTCTTTCTTGGAAGAATTATAGTAATAAATATATTGAAGATCTTAAAAATAATAAACTAAAAAGAATTCTTTTAATTACTGATAATAATGAAGAATTAAAATATAACACAATACAAGAATTATCTGAGTATCTAAATATTACACAAGAACGTATCCGTCAAATGATTGTAAGTAATAAATTTTCTAAAAAATGGAAAAAATATAATATTAGATATGCTTATCCTGAATTACAAGTAAACATCTAAAAAGATATGAGCAAACAGAACGAATTATCACCAGGTAAATATGAATCATTAAGTAAATCTGAAATACTTCAAAAGTATCAATATGCTTACGATCTAATAAGATCTAAATTAGATAAACTTCTAGAAGAAAATTACATGAATGAAGATTTTCAAAATCAAATATTTTTACCAAAAGAATTTAAACATCTAAAATAATATGGATTACTTAATTACACAATGTTGTTTTGATAAGACAATAATTTACACAGATCAACAACCAGCAGGATTTTTAGCTTGGACTGAACAGATTAAATATAATAAATGTAAAGCTAAATTACCTACAGGTACAACTTTAGATTTAAAACCTTATGTTAACAACCAAGGTGACTTTGATGCTGGAGCTTACACAAATACGTTATTACATAGCTATAATGGATTATTTTTATAATTTTTTGAAAATAATTGAATAAAAATTAGGATATGTCAAATTAATTGCTTATCTTTGCATCAGTTAAAATTTAAAGAAGAAATCATGTTTGTAAATATTCAGAATACATATAACACAATAGAGAAAGATTTAATAGATAATAAAAAAGACTTATTCAGTTTATATAATTATTATACTCATAAATACAGAGGTAATAGATTAAATGATATTAATGTTGGTTTATTCTTAAATGATAGACAACAACCTACTGCACAAATCTTTGTTAGAAACAAAACAGGTTATATTAAAACACATTTAATATTTAATAGAGCAGGAACAGATATACAAGAAATTATAATTTTAAATCAAAAGATTAATGATTAATATTAAAGCAGAACATAAATTTACACTTCCACTTTATAATGGTGGAAGTAATCAATCAAATATTGAATTGCATAAAGAACAACTCTTAATGCAGGAGTTTAGAAAGCATAAAGAACTTCTAAATATAAACACTCATTATCCAATTAATGATGAGGTAACTTATCGATTATCTTTAGATGTAGTCTTACTTACTAAAAAAGAATATAAGAAATTATTAAAACAGAATAACAATGAGTCAATTTAATAAGAAAGGTTTTAGAAAAGATAAAATAAGATCTCAAGTTAAACACTTGAATAGTTTCTATGAAATACTAGACTTACTTGAAGATCTTTCAATAGAACTTAAACAGGAAGGTAAACCAGAAGTAACTGTTGATAACCTTCAAGAACTTGCTTCAGCAATAACTGGTAGACCTCTGGATAATATTGAACTAATGGTTCTTAAAGGTAAACTAGGGTTAGATACTAAATCAATAAAAGATGAGCAGGAAGATAACAAAGAGTAATATTTATAATTACTTAGATGGTAATGGTAAACTAATTTTAAATAAATTAGGATTAAGTCAACCTCACATTAAGGAACAAGTAGCATATAGATTACTTGTATGTAAAGACACATGTGTTCCTGCTGGTAGATGTAAGATATGTACATGTCCTTTACCTAATAGAGCATTCAGTACTAATTCATGTAATAAAGAATTATTTCCTGACTTAATGAATGAACAAGATTGGTTAACTTATAAACAAGCAAATTTTATAGAATAAAATGGAATTAAACGGAACAAAGATTGAAAATCCTGAATTATTTATTCAGACAATTATTAAACAATTAGAAGCAACAGATTTAGAATTAAGAATTGCTAAATATAGATTAGAACAAATACAATTTTTACTTAATGCTGAAATTAAAGTAGCACCTCAACCTGAACCAGTTGAAACAAATACTCCTGAACAAGTAGATGTGGTTGATGCTGAAGTAATAGAATCTTCTAATGAATAATACATATATACTTAAAACTGATTCAACTATTGAAGCATTAGACGCGATAGACAACTTCATCACTAAGATGGAGTTGTTTGAATCTAAATATAAAGATTATAAACACGATATTCATATTGAATCAATTGATGATATGTGGAATGTAGAATTAACTATTAAAAATGAAAAAGAAAACATTAAAACATTATAAAGATTTACTTGAGCATATGGAGTATTATAATCTTATGGCTCCATTTCCAGTATTTGATACAGAGTATGTTGACAATGTTAGAAAATATATAATTAAAATGGAACAAAAAGAATATAATAAAGAACCAGTAGTTGCTTGTAAATATTGTAAGAGTCTACATATAATCACTGATGAAGTAGAGAATGATATTTGCTTTAGATGTGGGTCAGTTAATGAGTTGACTGAATTTAAAAACATTGATGAATATTTAAAATTTAAAAATAAGAATGAGTAAAAATGTAAAGATTGCGAGTATTAATGTACATTTAAAAACTTTCTTTTTTAGATATGTATCCTTTACCGCACCTTTTCATAAACTTGCAAAACAACACCAGCAAGTCTTAGCATTGTTATTATATCATCATCATGTAATAGGTAAAGAGATTACTAATAATAAGTTATTATGGAAAACAGTATTTGATTATGATACTAAATTATTAATATCTGAAGAACTTGAAATGAATTCTGCATCTTTAACTAATATTTTATCTAGTTTAAGAAGAAAGAAAGTAATAATCAATAATCAAATATCACCAGTATATATACCAGATTTATCAAGAGGTGCTAAACAATTTGTAATGACATTTAATTTTAATATAGTAAATGAATAAAGTAGATGATAAGAAAATTAAAGATGTTATACATAGCATTGGACTTAATAACTATCTTGTCGATAGTGAAATTAAAAAAATAGTAGAATCACAATTTAGATTTACTTACGAGAAAATTAGAAGTATTTCAATTGAAGGTTTAACTGATGAAGAATTAGAAAAATTAAAAACTAATTTTACTTATAAATATTTAGGTAAAATATATACCAGTCCTGATATAATCAGAAGACAACAACTAAAAAATAATATTTTAAAACAGAAGAAGAATGAACGAGAAGAATTTGAATCAAGAGGAAGTATTGGAACTAGTGAAGAACTTTCCTGAAGAACCATTGTTTAATAAAGTAATTATCACAGCTAACCTAGAATCTCCAGATGGTGGTTTAGTATTATCTGAAAATGTATTATCGGATATTCAATATATCGTAGCTAAAGGTAGTTCTGTAAATAAAGATCTTGAATTAGGTCAGAAAGTTAGAATTGATTTAGAAAAATTAATGGTAAGAGTTCCTGCTCCAAATAATTCACATGAATTTGTAACACAAATTAAAGTTGAAGCAATTGATATTGATGGAATGATTTATGCAATCATTGAAGATAGATTTATTAAAACTAAAATTAAAACTGTATAATGACTTTATATTCAATATTAGTAACAATTCTTTTAGCTGTAATATGGTATAAGAATTACAAAGGTAAGAAATCATTTAAACAACTTAGAGTTGAACTTTCAAACACTCATGATTTCTATCGTGAAAAATATGATTTCTATTTAAACTTTAAAGAGAGATATTGGGACACAGTAGAAAAACTCAAAGAACTTGAAGAACTACTTGCTACAATACCTCAATCAACAGAAGATTTCTTAAAACCTTTAGAAAAAAAACAAATTGAAGCTCTTCCAGTTATAACTAAACCTAAAAGAGTTAGAAAACCTAAAGTAGTATAATGAGATTATTTGAATTTAATGATTACGTCCTCAATGTTCGAGAAGAGTGTTGGGGACTTTCTCCATTTAAGAAAATACTTAAAAGAGATAAGTCTAGAACTAAAGAATTAGCATTAAAGGAAATGTTATTTATCTATTACTATTGTGATATAAAATCTGACTATATGATTGTTCGTGAAGAGAATCGTATAGAAGAAATTATTAAAGATATTGAATTACCTTCTGGTTGGAAGATTGATTCAGTAATGCAAGAAGCAATAGATTTTTACAAAGAACGTAGTGTAACTATTCTAGCTAAACTATGTATGAATGCCATGAAAGCAGCTAATGATATTAGTGAATACTTATCACATACAGATGTACTTCTAAATGAGAGAAATGAGAAAGGAGCACCAGTATATACTTTAGCTGGTATTATGGGTGGTTTAGATAAAATGAAGAAAGTAATGCTTGATTTGAAAACTGCAGAGAAAGAAATCATTAAAGAACAATTCGATACAGAGAATCAAATGAAAGGTAGTAAAGCAATGGGAATGTTTGAAAACGGTTTATAATGTGGAAGAAATACAATTTGAAGAAGGAAGAGAAAAATTAATTGAAGGTATTAATAAACTTTCAAGAGCTGTAGGTAAAACTATGGGTCCAAATGGTAAAACAGTAATCATTCCAGATACTAAAAAGTATGGAGAATATAGAGTTACTAAGGATGGTGTAAGTGTTGCAAATGCAATATCTTTTCAAGATCCAATTGAAAATATAGGAGCCTTATTAATTAAGAAAGCAGCTCAAAAAACAGTAGATGAAGCTGGTGATGGTACAACTACTTCAACAGTATTAGCATCTGCTTTTGTAAATAATTTAAAAGATTTCAATACAAATGATATTAATAAAGCATTTGATGAAATCATACCTAAAGTACTAGAACAATTAAAACTTAATTCAAGAGAATTAAAACGTGACGAGATACACAATGTTGCAACTATATCTGCTAATGGGGATATACAGATTGGGAATATTATTCAACAGGCTTTTAATCATGCTGATATAGTCAAAGTTGAAGAAGGAAATCAACTTGAAGATCGATTAGATCTTAAAACAGGAATGTCTTTACCTGTATCATATCTTTCATCTCACTTTGTAACAAATGAGAGAAAGCAAGAATGTGAGATGTTAAATCCATATGTAATTCTTGTTGAAGGTAAAGTAGAATCATTAAAAGGATTTGAATTTGTAATTAAACAAATTGCACAAGAGAATAAAAATCTTTTAATTATAACAGAGCATGTACATGAAAATGTATTAAGATTATTAGAATCTAATAAACTTAGTGGTTCTTTAAATATTTGTGCAATGAAAGCTCCAGGATTTGGAGGTCATAGATTTAACTTACTTAAAGATCTTGCAGTATTTACAGGTGCTACAATTATTAAAGATTGTAATCATCCTATTACTTTTAAAGAAGTAGGAACATTACAATCATGTAAGATTGGAAAACATAATAGTATTTTAGTTAAACCTGAAGATAGAGATCTCACAGAATATCTATCTGATTTAGATGGTATCTTAAAATCTTATGAGATAACAGAACATGAGAAAGATTTAGTCAAACAACGTATTGAATATCTTACTGGTAAACTATCTATTATTATAGTTGGCGGTAAAGAAGAACTTGAAGTATCTGAACGTAAAGATAGATATGATGACGCAGTACTTGCTGTAGCTTGTGCGTTAGAAGAAGGTATTGTTGAAGGTGCAGGATATGCTTTAAAACATGCATCATTTATGATTACAGATGAAACATTTGGTAAAGAAGTAAATTTAATTAGAAAATCTTTACTTGATTCTTTACATTCACCAATGTCAAGAATATCTGAAAATGGATGTTACTTAGAAGAAATGTGGTATAGTGGAGCAAATGACACTCCTAGAAAAACATATTTTGATAAAAATATTATAGATCCACTTAAAGTTACTAGATGTGCATTACTTAATGCTGTCTCAGTAGCAAAGACCATACTTAGCACTGATGCTATTGTATTACATGAAGGACAATGGAAGAAGAATTAGAAGGAATAGAAAAATTATATAAATTTAATAATTATCAAACCCCTTTAACAGAAGAACTTAAAAAGAGTCTTCCAAGAGAAGTTTGGATTGATTTAATTGAAACAATTTCATCTGTTCAATTTATTAAACATTTAATATCTCCTGAAGAACAAAGAGGTTATGCTAAAGATGTTCCTAAATCTGAAGATTATAAAGATGGTCGTATAGAAGTAAATCTTACTAAACCTCATATTCTTACAGGTATGGACTTCTTTAGAGAAAGAGCATTGTTCTTTGAGAAGCATAAAGTCTATACACATATTACACCTAATCCTAATCCTAAATCAGATTATGCTTTATTTTGGAAAGAAGAAGTTAAAAGATGGAAAGAAGGATTAGTTAGACCTAGTGATGGTGAATGGATTCCTGGAGAATTATATTTCTATTGGAACTATTCACCAATTTGGTTAGTAGAGAAAGCAGGTGCTCAATCTGAAGGAACTAAGTCACAAGGAGAAAGATTACAAAAGTTTGGTAAACCATGGTTAGGTGATTACTTGTTTCATCACTATGTTGAACAAGCTAAGAGAAAAGGTAAACATGGTAAGATGTTAAAGACTCGTGGTATTGGTGCATCATTTAAAGCTGCATCGTGGAGTCCTCGTAACATGTATGTTTTTCCGGGATCTGGGAATCCTAATTTCCATTTAGCATCCGATAAAGGTTTCTTATCTGGAGATAAAGGTATCTGGGGTAAAGTTGTAGATAACTTAGACTGGATTGCAGAACATACACCATTACCTAGAATACGTAATGTAGATAGAGCAGGTAGTACACTTGAAATACAATTAGGTTATAAAGATGAATATGGTACACGTAAAGGATTATTATCTTCTGTGCATGGTATATCATTAAAAGATAATCCAGATAAAGCAAGGGGTATTCGTGGACCCCTTATTCATTATGAAGAAGACGGTTTATTCCCTAATCTTGAGAAAGCATGGAATGTTAATAGAAAAGCGGTTGAGGATGGTAATATGACATTTGGATTCATGATTGCTATGGGTACAGGTGGAGTAGAAGGAGGATCTTTTGAAGGTTCTGAAAAACTATTCTATACTCCTGGAGGTTACAACATATATGGAATTCCTAATGTGTTTGATAGAAATACAGATGGAGATACTTTATGTGGATTCTTCTGGGGTGCTTATATGAATCGTAATGAATGTTATGATGAAACAGTAGGTGAACCAGATGTAATCAAAGCTTTAGTTGAAATTCTAAATGATAGATTTTTAGTTAAATATAGTTCTACAGATCCATCTGCTATTACTCAAAAGAAAGCAGAGGAACCTATTACTCCACAAGATGCAATTATGCGTACTGAAGGAACAGTTTTTCCAGTATCAGATCTTAAAGAATATCTTGAAAGTATAATGGTTAAGAAAGAAGCATTTCTTGCTGAACATTATGTTGGAGATTTAATTAGAGAGTCTAGTGGTAAGATTAAATGGAAACCTAATGCTGATAAGTTCCCTCTTAGAAGTTATGATAAAGATACTTCAAATCGTGCAGGTTGTGTAGAGATATTTGAAATGCCTAAAGAGAATGCTAATGGTGAAATACCATATGGTAGATACATTGGAGGTATTGACCCAATAGATGCTGACGCAGGTACTTCACTATTTAGTTTACAAATTATGGATACTTTTACAGATCGGATTGTTTGTGAATATACTGGAAGACCTAAATTAGCAACTGAAGCATACGAACAGGCTTTAAGATGTTTAGAATTTTATAATGCAGAAGCTAATTATGAACAGAACTTAAAAGGTTTATTTAGTTACTTTGATCAAAAGAATGCTTTACATAGATTATGTGATGTACCTCAAATTCTTAGAGATATGGATATGGTTAAAGCCACAGGTCTTTATGGTAATAAAGCAAAAGGTACTTTAGCTAATGAACGTATTAATAAGTGGGGTAGAGTATTACAAGCTGATTGGATGAACTCTGGAGATACTGAAGATGATCCTAGAAAGAACATGCATAAACTTAGAGGTATTGCATATATTGAAGAATGTATTAAATGGAATTCAGATGGTAACTTTGATAGAGTGTCTTCAGGTATTATGTTATTCATATTACGTGAAGAGAAATATAAAAGAACTAAATCTGCGATTGAAAATCAACATAAACAAATTGAACGTCTAAGTGATGATAAATTCTTCAATCGTAATTTTGGACCCAATAGTGTAAAAGCTATTTCAAAAAAAGTAATAAACTATAAATAACAATCTATTTCTTTTGAATAAATAGAAAATTATTGTATATTGCATAGTTAAATAAATAAAAAGTCGAATATGTATAATAAGCAACAGCCTCGTCAAAGACTACCCTATAAACAAAAGGATAGAGAATGGCGTAAGGATAATATTGATTTCAGTGATACACATTCATTTTACTATGATGAGTTTGTTAGACAGACTCTTCGTAATAAAGTTATAAATTTGAATTTGTATAATGGAATTGTTGACGTACGAGATCTCACTTCTGTTGTAAATCCTAATCATTTGGAAGCAAGTTATGTTCCAGATAATATTCCACACAATCCAATTGTAGTTCCTAAAATCGATTTACTTGTAGGTGAAGAATCTAAACGTAGATTTGATTTCAGTCTTGTCGTTACCAATCCTGATGCTATTACTAAAAAGGAAGACGATAAGAAAAAATTTCTTATGCAAAAATTAGCAGCATTGTTAGAAGCTAATTATAAAGATGAGGAACTTAAAACTGAGATGGATAAACTTGGTAAATATATGAAGTATAGTTGGCAAGACATCCGTGAAAAGATGGGTAACCAGATTATAAAGCATTATTATCAGGAGGAGGACTTTGCACGTAAATTTCTGGAAGGATTTAAAAATGCTTTAATTATGGCAGAGGAAATATATCTTATAGATATATCTCATAACGAGCCAACATTAACAGTATTAAATCCTTTAAAAGTACAAGCTATTGGATGTGGTAATTCAAATAGATTTGAAGATGCTTCTATTATTTTAATGGAAGATCATAAAGCACCAAGTCAATTAGTTGATGAATATTTTGATGAATTAAAACCTGAAGAAATTGATCAGTTAATGGACTACCAAAATTCAACAGGTAGTGAACAAGGAACATATAATGATGATTATAATAATCATAATTTATTGTTTCCAAACTACGGTCTTGATAACTTAGAAGGATTTGGAATTACTGAATTAAATGGTCATACTTTTAATTCAAATTTTACAGATGAACATGGTAATGTTAGAGAACTTAAAGTAAGATGGAGATCATTACGTAAAGTTAAAAAGATTAAGTTTTACGATGAATATGGTGAAACACAATATAGATTTGAATCTGAAGAATATATTCGTGATAAGAATATGGGTGAAGAAGAATCTATCTTTTGGATAAGTGAAGGTTGGGAAGGTATTAAATTAGGTAAAGATATTTATCTTAAAATGAAACCTCTTGATGTTCAATACACCAAAGCTAATAATCCATCTAGAGGACATCTAGGAGTTATTGGTCAGATATATAATACTAATCAAGGTCGTGCAGTATCTTTTATGGATAGAGCTAAGAACTTACAGTATTTATATGATGTAATGTTAGATCGTCTAAATAAAGCTATTTCTACAAACTATGGTAAAATCATGGAGTTAGATTTAGCTAAAGTACCAGCTAACTGGGAAATCGATAAATGGATGCACTTCGCAGTTGTTAATAAAATTGCAGTAGTGGATAGTTTTAAAGAAGGTAACCATGGAGCGTCAACTGGTAAACTTGCAGGATCAACTAATAATATAGGTGGTCGTGCAATTGATATGGAAACTGGTGCTTATATACAACAACATATCCAACTCTTAGCTTTTATTAAAGAAGAACTTGGAGAAATATGTGGAGTATCTAGACAACGAGAAGGTCAAATATCAAATAGAGAAACTGTTGGTGGTGTAGAAAAATCTGTTAATCAATCCTCACATATTACTGAATATTGGTTTTCTCAACATGAGTCAGTAAAACTTAGAGTTATTACTGCTTTTATGGAAGCAGCTAAACATGCTTTAAGAAGTGAGGGTAATAAGAAAGTTCAATATATATTAGATGATCAAACGATTGAGATTCTAAATATGGAAGGAGAAACTTTTGCTGAATCAGACTATGGTTTATTAGTTACAAGTACATCTAAAACAATGGAGCTTGAACAAGCTATTAAACAATATGCTCAAGCATTTATTCAAAATGGTGGTTCAATGTCTACAATCATGGATATTTATTTTAGTCCATCATTACAAGATATGCGTCGTAAGTTAGAAAATGCTGAAGAAGAAATTCATCAACGTAATTCTCAACAAGCAGATGCACAGAATAAAATAGCTCAAGAGCAAATGATTAAAACTGAAGCTTTAGAACAACAAAAATTAAAACTTGAAGAAGATAAGAGTATTAGAGATGACGGAACTAAACGTTACATTGCAGAATTAAGTCATGGTAAAGAAACTGAGACTACTGTAGATACTAATGATGAATCGGAATTAGATAGAGATAAATTTAATTTAGATGCTGAAACTAAGAGTAAAGATTTTATGTTAAAAGCAAGAGCTCAAGATTTAGATATGATCAAACATAATGATCAAATGGAATTAGGTCGTGAATCTAATCAAATTTCTAGAATACAAAAAAAGAAAGCAAGTGCTTAAAAGCTATTAGGTAATATTTCAAGGATTAACTTATTTATATTAATCCTTGTTTTATTACTATTTATATAGTATATTTGCAAAATATATAATAACCAATTCAAACGAAGTATGGAAGACGAGAGTTTAGAAATGGGAATGTTTGACAATCCAAATATAAAGTTTAACTTTAATTTTGATAGTGATGAGGATTCTCAAGATAATGAAATTATAGACGATGATGAAGACATCAAGTCTGAAGAAATAAAAGATGCTATTGAGGAAGATGATATTCCAGAGGACGTAGATGGCGACGATGCTGATGAAGGTAGTAAATCGGATGATGAGGATAAATCTTCTTCCAACTTATATTCTTCTTTAACCAAAGTCATACACGAACAAGGTTTACTTCCTTCATTGGACATCACAAAAGCAAAGATTGAAACTATTGATGATTTTGTTCTAGCTATGAAAACTGAACAAGATGTTCAAGTTCAATCAAAGTTAGATGAATACATTGCTAATTTAGATGTATCTGAAATAGTTCAAAGTAAAAAAACAATTAATGATTTAAGTCAAATTACTGAAGATAGTTTAAAATCTAATATTGAATTAGCAAAATCTATTATTAGTAATGATTATTTAAATCAAGGACTTGATCCAAAGAAAATTGATAAACATCTAAAAAGATTAATAGATTTAGGTGATGAAGCTATTTTAGAAGATGCAACTGAATCATTGGAAAGTCTTAAAGAATTTGAAGCTCGTAAAATTGAATCTCAAAAAAATGATTATTTAAAAAATATCGAACTTGAGAAACAAAGACAAGCAGAGTTAGATATTGAAATTAAAAAGAATATCTATGAACGTCAAGATTTAATTAATGGTTTAAAACCTAATAAAGTTTTACAAGATAAAGTTTATAAATCAATTAATGAAATTGTTGGTAAATCTCCAGAAGGTGATTTTGAAAATAAATTCATGAGAGATCGTAGAATGAATCCTGTTGAATTTGAAACTAAAATGTATTACATTTATGAATTAACAAATGGTTTTACAGATTATTCTAAATTAACACAATCTGCAAAATCTAAAGCTGTTTCAGAATTAGAAACAATTGCTCGTAAAACAGCAATTAAAGATAATGGTACTCCAATCTGGGCACAAGATAATCAAAGTTATTTTGGTAAAGGAAATTTAGTATTAAACATATAATGTTAACATCAGAAATAAAATTAGCTAAAGTTAGAGATTATAAATTAAAAAATAAAGAATTACTTAAAATTAAAGCTCAAGAATATTATTTAAAAAATAAAGAAATAATGCTTGAAAAAGTAAGACTTTATAATAATACTCATAAAGAAGAATGTAATGTTCGTAGAAATATAAAAAGAAATGAATATCGTATAAATAATCCAAAAGAAGATTTAAGAGGTAGAAAATCAAAAGGAGGTTACAATATAACTCTTGCTGAAAGAAATAAGACTCAATGGATTGAGGATGTAATTTTGTTCTACAAATTAAAAATGATAGAGGATAATGGTGATATTTTCTATAAATATGGTCTAACGAATAATATTAATCGTAGATTAGCTTCTATTCCTTATAATTGTGAAATCATATTTGCAGAACAAATAAATAAATATGATGGTACGTATAAAGAAATTGAATATTTAAAAAATGTTAATAAATATAAACCTAAAAAGTTTTTCAGGGGTTACACTGAATGCTTTAAATAACCCGTAACCTTTAATAAAATTTAAATATAAAAAATGGTAGGTAAATTTGTCATGACAAAAAGCCAAGCTTGGAGCGGGCTGACGTTAGAAAATCATATTGGGCAGTTGTTTGGAAAACAACCAGAATTGGTTTCTCCACTTACAACTGTTCTATTGCAAAATTCAGGAATGAAAAATCTAGATACAACTCTATCTCTATTTCCTGAGAAAACTTTATCCGCAGGTACTTCCGAATTTGTTTGGAAAGTAGTTGGTAGTGAAGAAAGAAACATTCCTTTAGTTGAAGCTCGTTTTAACGGAGTAGTTGTTGATACAAACACTGTAGGTGTAGGTATTGCACGTGCTACCTTTGAACTTGTATTTGGTGAAAAATGGTTTACTAAAATGCACTTGATTGCTGGTCATAGACCTGA